CTATAGATAGTATCAACCTTAGTAATGGTTATAGTATTACCTATATAGGTACTTTTGCTAAACAAAAAGAGTAGTAACAAAAATATTACTACTCCAATAAAAATGTTCTTATACATTACTTAAATTTTTTTGCTGCCTTGTAGTAATATCTTATGGCAAATAAACCTGATGCAATAGCAACCAAACTTGCTAATAATGTAACAATAGGTTGAATGCTTGTGATGCTTACAACTGCACCTAATCCACTTACTATTGTTAATGTGTCTGCTTGATTGCTTTGTGCCATTTTATTTATCTATAAGTTTTAATAATACAGGGTAATTTTCTTCTGTTTCAATGTCAGCAAGTGTTTCAATGGTAATGTTACCTGACCATAAGTTTGCCACATCAATTTCTTTTTCAGCAGTAATTAAGTCTTTATGCTCTTTATCTGCTTCATCTAATTTATCTTCAGGAATCTTTTTATCTTCACCTTCGCCAATTGAATACTTTTCAAATATTTCTTTCTTGGCATCATTATATAATTTAACTTCATCAGCTATAACTTTGTTAAGTCTTTGCAAATAAAGTTTTAATTTCATAGATGTCTTTTGGGCTAAAATGCCTTTAGAAAGTTGAATTTGTTTGCCTTCACTTGTTTGTACGGCTAAACCATTTAATTCATAATTAAGGTCAATGACCTGCTGAAGTGTTAGTTTCATAATAATATATATATTTTATATGCAAATATATCAACTATTCAATAATTAATTCCAAATTTAATTTAGCTGCAGCCCATGTATAAGCATCAAGATTAATAGTTGGGCTATCATTCCATTGGTCATATTCAGGATTCCCCATTTGAATTTGCCCTGATATTAATGCCGAATTCCCAAAAGATGTATCTTCAGTAGCATACAATGAATATGTAAATACTGCAGTATCTTTTAAATTGTCAAAACTTGATTGCAAAACAAATTCTGTTGCTAATACTTCTTGACCTTGTTGCCAAGTACTAATAGGTTTAATTTTCATTTTTTTTATTTTATATTTTAAGGATAAAAGTTTGTCATTACTGAATCTGCACTATTAAATCTTATAGGCATTACATATGATATATTACTATTTAATATTATATAAGCCATTAATAATATTGCTAATAAAGTTATAATACTTTTTATTTCTTTTAAATTTATTATGTTATACATATCTTTGCCTTGTTGCTTGTTGAATTTTAAATATATCTAAAACATTTAATACACCATAATAAATAGCAGTATATCCAAAAGTTCCATTAAGCCAATTATTATATCTAAGACCTTGAAAGCACCCCCAACTTGCATCTGCTACAATTGAATAAGTATTTGTTCCTGTAGTATATGCATATGTATTATCAGAATATCTTAAATATAAAACTATATTACTACCATCATAAGTTACTGCTGCCATATACCATGTATTTGTAGTAAGTGGTGCTGAGCCTAAAGCCAAATTCAAATTATATTGAGTACCTGATGTACCACTAAATCTTGAATAATTAAGTGAAAATGTAGTTGCACTAATTTGACTTAAATACAAACTATAACCAATAGGCTGACCACCTGCACTTCTGCCTTCACAAGAAATAAGTCCGGGAAAACTTGTACTAAAATCAGTAACCTTAAACCAACATATTAAAGTATGTGCTTCATTGCCACTAAATTTAGCATAATTTGGTAACCTAATAGCATATTGTCCTGTAGTATTAGTATTAAAAGTTCCAATATTAGAATTATAACCTGTATAATTTGTAGCAGTACCATTACCTGTACCTGTTACAAATGTTGCATCAAAAATTGAAATCCCGCTTGTATCTTTTATTACACTTGTTGGGCTGCTATAAAATCCACTTAAAGCATAATCTAATAGAATTTGTGGGCTACCATATTTAAAACCATTTCCTGCATACCCATAAAATTCACTTACTTTATATGGTTCATTATTATTCCAATTACCATAAGCATCCCAACTGCCACCTACCCCTGTTATTATAGCCATCTTTTTTAAAGAATATGGGTTAAATGTACCATATAATGGCAAACTTGCTGCAATAGTATTAAATCCTAAAGTTCCACTACTTGGTAAAGGCATTATGATATTTCTTTTTTAAGGTCATTAATTTGTTTCTGTTGCTCTTTTATTGCTTCAAATAATACTGCTACTGCATTTTGATATTTAACACCCTTAGTACCATCATTATTTACACTTATTAATTCAGGAAACTCTAACTCTAATTCTTGTGCAATAAATCCAATGTTATCCTTTGTCTTAGTATCTTTTCTATCATACAATACACCTCTTGACTTTACTATTCTATCCAAAGCATTATCAATACTTCTTATGTTTTCCTTTACAGAAATATCAGAAAATGCTATAACATCACCTGCAAATGTTGCTTGACCTGTTGATGTGAATTGTATTTTAGATACTGCAGACCAAACAAATTCAAAGTTTTGACTATTACTCATATAAAAATAAGCAGCACCTGCAGCTACACCATTTGATGTTATAGCAGGTAAATTTTGTAGTAAATACATATCCTGTGCACCCCCTTGATACCTTGTATAAGCATAGGATGTATCACTTATTATATTCATGTGGGTAGAACTTCCTGTCAAAGTAAGTTCCCCTGTTATAGTTGTAAGACCTGCAGCAGATATATTAAATCTATTTACAGGTGTAGAACCTGCTTCAATATAAAATGCACTACCAAGCCAACCCATTTGATTATTTGAATTACCTTCTAATATTGAATATGAACTACCACAATATACCTTTAAAGAATTTGTGCCATTAGTGAAATTAGCCATATATCCTGATGCTGCAGATACATGTAATGGCAAAGTTGGGTCAATGCCTATTCCAAATTTTCCTGTATTACTAAAATAAAATAAATCTGCACTATCATCTTTTTTACTAATTATTAAACGATTTGAATTAGCACCTAATTTAATATAGCTATCAGGATTACCTGAACTATATCTGCCTAATTCTAATTTAGAATTATTGTCATCTATTGTTCTAATACCCCCTGCTACTGATAATTTACCATATGTACCACTTGGTGTAACACCAATACCAAATAATCCTGCAGTAGTAATTCTTGCAAAAGTTCCTGAAAGAGTACCTGCATTTGTATAGTTAAATAAAAAATCCCCTGTAGTTGCATTTTCTCTACCAATATCCCAATGATATCCTGAACTTACACTACCTAATCTTAAAGAAGGTGTAGCAGAAGCACCTGCTAAATGTAAAAGGTTAGTTGGACTAACACCAACATTCAATCCTAATTTACCTGTATTATCAATATATACTGCGTTTGTAATATTTGCAGGATGAAATGCAAACCCACCACCACCTTCACTATCAGTATAAAAGTTTAAAGCATTAACACCACCATAACTTGCATAAGTGCTATTACCTTTAAATATATATGCATGTTTAGTATCACCCTTAAACTGCATTTGAGAATATTGATTTGCAGTTAATTGCTCTAAAACAAATATTGGACCAACAAGTGTACTTGTTATAGTTACTTCATTAGCAGTTGCAGTTATTATGCTATCACCAATGGTACTACCTGTGCTTGTAAATTTAGCAACCTTATTATTAGTTCCACTTCCGCTAACACTTCCCCCACCTATTGCTTGTGTTGATAATAAACCATTAGCATCAGCAACTACCATTCTTGTGCCTGTACCTGAAAGACTATTAAAAGCAACACCACCTGTTGAATAAATAGTTTGATAAATAGCAGGTGAAGTGCCATTATTTATAGTATGTCTTAATATTGCAGTACTTGCTGCAGTTCTTTGAATATATGATTCAGCCAATAATTCACTTCCGTTAATACTTCGCCAATTAAAAAATGCATAATCATTACCTGTTCTTGTTCTTACACCTATTGCATTACCTGTGCTACCTGCATTGACAACAAAACTTTCTGCTGCACCACCATTATTAATAGTTAAAACACCATTAGTTAAAGTTAAACTTTTAGCAAATGTACTATTCTGTGTTGTATCAATTGTTAATCCTAAAATTCCTGCAGTATATAAAGTTATTTTACCAACTTGATTTCTTATTTCTAAAGTTTCCCTTCTATCTACATCTACAAATAAAGAATTTAAATATAAAAAATATGTTTTTAAAACACCATTTTCTTGATTACTAAAATAAGAATAAAGCCCTGTATCAGTAGAATTAACACTACTTGCAGTTATAGCTGCCCTTGTTATAGTTAAATCACCTGTTAAAGTACCACCTACTAATGGTAAATAAGTTGATGCAGCAGATGTTGTAGTTAAATAAGTACTATTGTCATAACTGATTGTAGTACCTGTAGCTTTTACAAAACCTGTACCATTTAATGCTGCTTGTTTTGCATTCCATGTTGCAGCACTTGAAATATTTGCATCAGGCAATAAGCCTGTTACTTTTGTAGTTAAATCAATACTACCTGCTAACATTGCATTAGTAACTTTTAATGCACCTATAGTTGTAGTTATTGCAGTAGTACCACTACCTGCAACATCACCACTTAAAGTAATTGTTTGATTTCCTGTAATATAACCTGCACCATTAGTTATTTGTGTATTATTTGTAGGGATAGTTATTACACCTGTTGTACTATTATAAGCACCACTACCTGCAACAAATGATAAAGCTAATCTTGACCTTGAATTAGTATAATATAAATTTGTAACACCTTCAGTAACTTGGTCAGTATTGTAATCACCACTTACTGCAATAACTGCACCTGTTCTACCAAATACAGAACTAACTGCATCTGTATTTATATCTGTCCAACTTGCAGTAATTGTACCTGCATCTTGTTGGGTTAATGTTAATGTTTTTGTTGTTGTACCTGAAACTGCTGCACTAATAATAGAATCATTATATGCAGTATCCCAATTTGTTTGCTTTGCAGTAGTTGGTATTGCATAACCTGCAGTTAAACTAAATACACCTGTTGCAGATGTATATGTTAAACCTGTTGCTGAAGAACTTATTGCAGCCCTTGCTAATGCATCTGTATATTGTGTAATTGTTGAACTAATAACACCTGTAATATTGCTATATGAAATTCCTGCACCTGCACTTAATGATGCCAATGTAATAAATCCACTTGGGTTTGATGCTAAATAGTATGTACTATTATCATAGCTGATTGTGCTACCTGATATTTTTACAAATCCTGTACCACCTAATGCAGCTTGTTTATTATTAAATGTTGACCAATCTGTACTTGAAAGATAACCATTTTGTGATGCAGTAGCAACTTGAATGCTAAATGCACCTGTGCCATTATTATAAATTAAAGGGCTTACTGCACTTAAAGATGCTAATGATATTGGTGTGAATCCTAATGTAGTTGCTATCTGCTTATGTTCCCATAAACTTGTAGTTGTATTATAAGATAAAATATCATTATTAGATGGGCTTTGTGCATCAACATTATGCAGTTCATCCATTTCATAACCATTCTGAATCTTAACACCTATGATACCCTGATTAGGATGGCTACGCAAAACAATACCTACATACACTAAATGAATAGGTGCATATGGCTTTGTAGTTGTATAAGCACCTGCAGTTGTACCACTTAAATATAATTGCTGACCTTCTGTCAATGCACTTGTATCTAAATCACCTATATTACCAATAATAACTACATACCCATCTGCATTGTTTGCAATACTGCTTTGAACTAATCCAAAAGTCTGTGCACTTGTTGCATCACCTGTAGCTATAGCTTTTGTTATTAATGGCTTATTACCTGTAGCACCACTAATATAAACAATAGTACCTGCAGTCATTGTTGCACCACTTTGATTCCTTACTAACTTAACTAAGTTATCACTTGAAAGTAATGTTGGGAATGTTTGTAATGAACCTGACCCATCTATATATTGTGTTGAATTACCTGCACCTGTTACTGCTATTGTACCCCCTGCACCTGTCAATGGTGAAGATGCAACACTAAATCCTGAAGGCATTGTAAGTCCAACAGAAGTTAAAGTTCCAACTGACCATGTTCTATTTGCTGATAAATCATATGATGTACCATTAATAGTTATAGTTCTTGATGTTGGTACTTTAGCATCTAATGCACTTTGTAAATCTGTCTGATTAACTAATGTACCTGTGATTGACCCCCATACTGCCTGATTAGCTGCAACTTCTACATATACTGACCCACCCCATCTATAAACTTTATTATTATCTAAGGTAATATATATCTTACCTGTTTCACCTGTTACAGGCAAAGCAGCATAGTTTGCTACTTCAACCACATCATCAACATAAGAAGGCAATTGGTTTGATGGCACTTTGCCATCACCTGCCAATGTTGCTACACCATTAGCTGCACCAAAAGGTACAGAACTAATAACCCCACTATCACTTTTTAAAACCCCTGTACTTAATCCTGTAATGGTTAAGCCACCAATAGCTATAGGGTTAGTTGTAGTTGCACCATTATCTGTAACCTGTTGCAAGTTAGCAGCAGTACCAATTAAAGTAGAAACTTGAAGCCATGTAATCTTCTTACTTACCCCTGTTACAGGGTCACCAATAATAGCTAAGTCACTTGTTGAAGGGCTGACTGCAGTTGCTAACTGATTTATTTTTTTAGATTCCATATGTACTTGGTACTTGACATCTATTATTAATAGATGGTAATGTTAATGTTATATCAATCTTAATACCTGCTAAGTAATCAGGGTCTGATTCTGTATAATAAGTAATTAAAGCATTATCAGAAACTATCCATTGTTGGGTAGGTTTTCTTAATTGTGCCATCATATCTTCACCTATCAATGTCATATCACTTAATACTTCAGTTTCATTTGTTTCTTCACTTAGCATCCTATCCATTAAGTATATAGAAAAATTGTACTGAATTTGCTTTGCTAAAAAAGCTGCAGAATTTAATGTGAAAAACAATGCAGGATAAGTAACCTCACCATTGCTTAATCGTTCCCATACATCACCAAAATAGACATACTTAACCTGTTCATGGTCATTGCCTATCTTTGTTATTTCCTTTACTATTTGGTTTAATGTCATTGGGTTTTATTTTAGATAAATAAACTTTAAGTTTATTCTGATTCTTAATATTAGCTTTCTTACTCATATTATCTGCATCCATTATTACCTTGATACTTTTCTGATAATGTTTTGCCATCACAGCAATCATTGTCACCCAACCATATAGATGCAGAATATCCATTATTTTCAGGTCTGATTGCATCAATACCACTACCAAAATTTAAGTATTCAAAATACAATTGTTCATATTCTTTAAGGTATTTAATCATTCTTTCTTTATAGAATTCTGCCCTTGCTCTATATCTATTAGCCACATCAATCATATCCTGCATTGATGGGTTTTCTTGATTGTCACCTGACTTTCTTAATAATCCTTTGTTATAGAATTGGTAAGATAATCCCATTGGCAATTCTGCCATTACATAATACACTAAACAATCAACTAAATAATCATTTATTAATATTAATTCATTGGCAGTTAAGTTATTTGAATCAACACCTGTTTGTAATCTATTATAGAAAGCACTACCTAATGCAGGTAATATGTACATATCCTGTGCAGTCTTAATTTCAGGCAATACTAATTTTTCATCAACATTAGCATGTAAACCTGTCCTATCCTTTATACTTTGTACAGATATGAATAAAATGTTTTTACTCATTTAATTATTTTTTTCTTGTTACTATATTTGTTTTCCACTCATGTCTGCATGATACTGAATGTGTATTAGTGCCTTTCTTTGTCCACCAACCACCACCCCTATCCCATACAGAATATCCTAATCTTGCTGACATTTGTTCAATTTCACTTCTGCTATAGAATTTATCTGCTTGAATAAGGTTTTTGCAGAATGGTCTGCTTGTACCTAAATTAGCATCACTAAATCCTGTTTTCCATTCATACGAATACCTAACAAGCATTTCAGTAGTTGTAGGTGTAACTTCACCAATAGTTTTGCTTAATGGCTTTACTAATTGTCTTTCAGTTACAACATTTGAATCAATACCCCTGCCTATAGTTTTACTAATAGCTTTGATAATGTTTCTTTCTTCTAAACTTTTTATAACTGCTACAATTTCTTTAACATCAACTTTTAAAATCTGTGATAATACATCAGGTGTAATATCCTTTTGCTTAGAAATTTGGTCTAATACATTTGATTCTAATTGGTTTACATCTGCAAACATTTGATAATCAGCATCATCTGAAAATCTTGTTTTCTTCTGCCATACATTATATACATCTTTTACATCACCAAATTCAAAGAATACTTTAAAATCATCTTCTGCAAATTCAGCCTGAAGTTCTTCTGACCCTAACCATGTAGCAACTTCTTCATCACTTAAAGCATATCCTGTTTTAAGCATTGCAGATGCCTGTTCTCTATTAATCTTACCCTTGTTAAATTCTCTAATGATTCTTTGCATGTTCTGCCATTCCCTGCCTTTAAGCCCTTTGATGTGCTCATTAACAGATAACCCTTCTTGTGCTATAGGTGCTTCACCTGCAGCAGGTAAACCATATTTAGTTAAATCAATACCAAGTTTTTCTAATATCCATTCTTTAGGTACATTAGCAACTATAGTAGCTTCACTAAATTCAATGCCTATAGGTTCAACTGAAACCAATTTTAATTCTGATGTTACACCATTAATTTCAGCCAACATATTAAACACACTTTCTAAGTGCATCTGTTTGCTATTTACATAGGTGTTTTTAAAGATTTCATATCCATCCCTCATTTCAGTTCTTGTACCTAACTTACCTGCTTCAGCAATACCCATGATTGAAGGTGTGGTAACCTGATGCCCACTAAATATATTAGTCTGAATCAAACTATCAACCTTTGCAAAATCTTCTTTAGTAATATCTGAAGCACCTAAATCATCAATGATAGGCTTTCTTGAAGCATCATTAACAAATGAAATCATGAACTTTTTACCATCAGCACCACTAAACATCTTTCTAATAGACTTGTCAACCTCTCTTTTTTCTTCATCAGGGGGTTCACCATTAGGCAAAGTAATTAATTTACTTGCACTAAAGCCTGTCTGTGCATTACCTAAAACATGCTTTGAAACCTCAATATCAGCTTCAATATAGTTAAGGGCAGCAAAGTAACAAGGCAATGCATAGATGCCAATGTTAGGTCTGTATTCCTTAACATAAAGAATCTGCTTACCTGTAGGCATCTTAGGATTAAATGCAGCTACAACTTCAGGCTTAATCTTATTATCTTTCCAATTTTCTGAATACCAATATTGTGTATTGTCCTTATTGGTTCTAATCTTAACATAGTCACAATGCCATAGTTCAGCAATCTGCCCTGTTATAGACCATATTACTTCAATGTAAGCACCACCAAATAGTTCAATATCTAATGTTACCTTTCTTGTAACATCATCTAAACTTTCAATTCTGTTTGCCTTATCAATAAATGCAGCAGCATCTTCACCACCTATCCAACCATTACCTGTAATATAGTGCACCTTACTTTTAATAATAGCACCATGCTTAGGTGACTTATTGTAAAGGTCAACTAAGTATTCAGGGTAATCATTGTTTTCACCATACTTTATATACCCACCATCAGCACCCTTCTTTTCTTGAAATTTAGGTTGCTTTGCTTCAGCGAATTCAAAAACTTTTAAATCAATCATTGTCTAATTTTATATGTATCAGTTGTAGAATATTGTGTATATGAAATGCCTGTGCCATCCAATTCCAATATGCCTGTTTCTAATAAATTTAACCCTGCAGGGTTTGTATTTGAAGTACTTGTTTGCTCATAGATACTATAAACATACTGCCCATTTAGGCTGCTACCAAAATATGTATTAGTAACAATGTTAAATTCATTGTACCTATCCTTGTACAAACTAACATCTGCAGCATTTAATTGTACAAACTTAACCTGTAAATTGCTACTTCTATTAGTAAACACAAAAAGATAGTTAGGATTAGTCAATAACTGCTTTTCAGTTAATGTTAATACTATGCTATTTGTCTGACCTTTAGTTAAATGTATCATCAATTATAAATAGGGAATATGTGAATGTTTGCAAAACCTTTTATCTGCATGAATTTTCCGAATAATCTATGCAATTTTGCCACAATATGTAAAATATTAATGGGTAATTCTGTTAATTATTGTAACAAAATTAGGGCAGATATGTCACTGATTTATATATATATGTGACAAAATTTGTTAAATCTTGGTAGTCATACTACGCAAATGTTCATTATTTTAAAGTGTTCACGAACCATGAACATACTAAAAAAGTGAACATTATAAAGCAAAGCTATTATTTTACTTTATGGGTGCTAAAGTAAAGCAATAACTTTACTATTTTACTTTACTCAATCTATTGAGTATTTTTACTCAATGGGTTTTATAAAGGACAAATGCATATCAGAAAGTGCATTTTATGACTTATTATGCCATCATTAATGTCAAAAAAGAAACTTTATGGTGGGTATTCCTAACACAAAAACCCCCATCTTTTTAAGGATAGGGGTTCACAACTATGAAAAACTACAAACTATTAACCTGCAGTTGTTAAGGCAGAAGCTACTGAACTATTTACTTCAGGTGCTAATTCAGGTTCTGAACCTGCAAAAGTTAAAGTATATCCACTTCTATCTGCATCAGCAGTACCACTTGTAGCACTACCTGCAGTAAGGTCAATACCCCTTGTTTTACCAAGATACCAATATTTACCATTGTTATCTTTAGCAACTGCAACAAGTAAATTCTTAGCTAATAACAAGATTTCATTTCTTGTATTCGCTTGTAATTTGTTTAAAATTATAGTCAATTCAGGTGTATAATATAAAGTACCATTTTGTACATTGCTATTAACATTTTCAGTCAATACAGAAGTACCTTTGGTTAATTCATATTTATAGAATCTTTTGCCTGTATCCTTAGTCAAAGCAGTAATAACACCACTTGCTTCAGTTGTACTTGCAACATCTTGAAAAGCCATAAAATAAACTTCTGTTATACCACCTAAGGAATCCTTACAATCTAATGTATATCCTTGTGTTAATGCACATGCCATGATGTTTATTTTTTTATATTATTTAAAAATGGTGGGGATATTTCACCCCACCTATTAATTATGCTAAGATGAACTTAACGATTTCATCAGGGAATGCAACATTCACACCCATTTTGAATTCAGCAGCAAATCTTACTTCATCAGCTTCTTTAGCGAAGAAGATTTCAAATTTTTCTTGCTCATTCAATAAGTCTGTACCTAAGAACATATTTGATGTTCTCATTGCATATACCTTATTAGTTCCGTTCAAACCTTGTAAAGCTACAATTTTGATAGTAGTACCTGCTAAAACTAATTCACCATTAGCTTTACCATCAAATGTATAGTTAAACATATTAGCATTTTTCAATGCAATAGTGTAAGTTCTAAATACATCATCACCACAAACTATAACTACATCATCAGCAGCTACAATCTTAGAAGGGATTGCCTTGTAAACACCATCAAAAATACTAACTACATTAGCAGCAGTAATTGAAGATAAAGGTGCACCTGAAATGTAAGTAGAAGCATTTGCAGCAACTACACCTGAAGCAGCACCAATCAACTTAACAAAACCATCAAACTTGTTTAAGTTAACATTTACGCTATCAGTATCACCTTGCCATAAAGCAGTTTCTAATTGGGCAGCAATAGTTGCAGCTTTCTTCTTAGAATATTCTTCTTCAAAAGGGATTGAATCATAAGTAGAACCTGTAGGTAAAGCCTTTTGTAAATACTTAGCTTCTAATGCTTTAGGGCATAAAGATTCTTGTACTTTAATTTTACCAATGGTTACTGCTCTTTGTGAAAAAGTAGTTGCACCTGATGCGTTCCAACCGCAAGTACCACCTGCTTGAAAAACGGCATCTGTGTCCATGATATTGATTGTTTCAGCAGATTTAACACCTACCATAACATTTCCTGCACTTTGAATCAAAGCAGCAGTCTTTGCACCTAATACACTTGAAGTCACCAATAGTGCTTCGTTTTCTTTTGTATAGTTGCTTAATGCAGATACATTAAATGACATGTTTATTAATTTTTATTTGTTTAAAATTGCGTTTCTATATTTAGCTATTCTTTCTTCTTTAATATCATTTGTTGATATATAAGATGAAAAAGCATTTTTTGATTTCTGTGTAGGTTCAGTACTTGGTACATTTGAAAGTGCTTCAACTAATTCAGCTACTTGTGCAAACCCTTGTTTAACTTTACTTTCTAATTCAGAAATCTTATTTTCTAATTGCTCTTTTTGAGCATTAAATTTATTTTCCATTTCAGCTACCAATGCAGTAACATCTTGTGCAGGTGGTACAGGTGCAGCAGGTGCTACAGGTTCTTCAACAATAACATCTTCTTTTGGTGAAGATATTTCAATGATAATACCTGCTTCATCTAATTGGATTGAAGTTCCATCAGCTAATTGATGTTCACCCATTGGTGCAGGTGTACCATCTGCCATTTCAACTTTACCACCGATTTCTAAAGCAGAAATCATAACCTTAGTTCCATCTACTAAAGAATATTCAGCCATTTGAACTTTAGTTTCTGCAGGTGCAGGTACTTCAGTAGGTGCAGCAGCAACTACAGGTTCTTGTGGCATATCCTCAAATAAAGCCCTAATTTTTAATAATGCATCTTTTGGATTCATTGTATTTTATTTTAAATGTGAATTAATTACTTAGTTTATCACTTAGAACTGAACTGACTTTAATATTTTTTTAATTTCAGCCATCATCATTTCTTCTTGATTCATTTTTGGTTTGTAGTTAAATATGCCTTCAATAGAAAAACCATTGAAATTTCCGTTCTTTACTTCATTCCATACATCCTTATTTTCTACATACATAGAACCGAACCAACTACCTTCAGGTGCATCTTCAAATCCTTTCATAGGTGCAATACCCCTTGACTTATCACTAATAAAACTTTCAAACATTGTAACCCCTTGCACTTGCATTGATGGGCTATGCTCTAAGTTTATATTAGATTGATACCCTTTTTTAAAGAACTTCTGTGCTATCTTAACAATAGTATCCTTAGAAAATGAAACATAGTATTCACCATAAGTTTCATCCCTACGATAAATAGGGGTATCTGCTAACATAAGGCAGCCACTAATAATATGCTTATCTTCACTGACAATTTGAAACTTCTGTACATCTTTAAATGCATTCCAATTCTTTCTAATTGCAGGTTTGTCAACTAATGCTACAAAACTAACTTCAGAATCATCTTGTAAATCTTCTGATATGTCTAACATGTATATTGGTAATTCCATATTCATAAATAGGTTTTTTTAAAATATTAACTAAATCTTGCCCTTTGTCTTATGGCAGCTATTCTTTGTTGATTACTTGAAACATCACTTTCAACTACATAAGCCCTTACTGCCTGATTGCCAATATCATTTATAGTTGATTGACTTAGGTTTGTAGTCATAGCTTGTGGTGTTGGGGGTGCTACAGGTGCTGAAACTGATGCACCTGCATTAGACCCACCTGCAGTTGCAGGTAATGGTGTACTAATAATCTTCTTAACATTCATCAAACCTGCTGCTATTGTTGTAGCTGCTGCAATGAAACTGAATGGTGGTGGGTAAGCTGACATGGCTTTGTTGGCAGCACTATATGTATTCATAACTGCCTGTGCTACTGCAAATGCCTTACCTGCTGCTGATTCCCTGCCTACTGCATCTGCTACTGCACCCAATGCATCTGAAATAATAGCCAATTTAGTTTCTTGTGTAGCCTTTTCAATCTGTATTCTACCTGCAGCAGTTTGCTTATCAAATGCTTCTAATTCTGCAGCAGTATGCATTCTTGCTTCAATATTCTGTCTTTCTAAAGCCCTTGTCTTTTCATATAAATCTAATTCATCCTGAAACTTAGCTTCACCAAGTGCCTTGCTTAATTCATAGTCAGCAATTAATAATGCTTCTTGTTCAGTCCTTGTCTTAGCTGCCCTATCTAATATTGCTATATTTAGGCTATCATCTAATGCTAATATCTGATTATTAATTTCAGCTTTCTTTTCAGCAAAAGCTATTTCAGCATCAGCCCTTGCTTGTGTACCTACCTTAGCATTATCTATATTCTGCTGAAGTCTTGTTAATTCTAATTCTGCTTCTTCTGCAGCAATTTGCTTCTTAATTTCAAGTTTTAATATTTCATCCTTAATTAATTCAGCATTTGCCTTTTGTTCATCTAATGTTATCTTATTAGCACTTGCTGCAATAGATGCATCTATAGCTAATTTTTCCTT